CCGATGAACTTAAAGCAAGTACATTAGATCAGTTAGGTCTTAATCGTGGTGTGGCTGACGCGGTTAAGATCTTATCAGGATCAACAGATAAGATCAGAGAATATGAAAGCGCTCTTAGAGATAGCGGGGGAACAACTCAAGAAGTTGCAGATAAACAGATCACATCTTTATCACAACAAGTTGGACTAGCAGGCGACAAGTTTGCAGAAATAGGATTAATACTAGCTGATAAGTTTGCACCTGCATTAGAAGACGCAATCGGATTAGGTAATAGATTTCTAGATGAAGTAATTTTAAGACTTAAAGGCGACGCACCTGTAAAGAGTATTGAAGAACAAGCACAAGCAATAGCGATGTTAAGTGGTGCTTTCGCAGGTGCTATGGGTGGTGGATCCCCTGTAGTTAACTTTGTAGAGCAACAAGAAAGATTAGAAGAGATCCTAAGATCACAACAAAACGCCAATCTTTTAGAAAATTACGCAAGTAATACTTCTTATCTTTCTTCTGAAATAGAAAGAGCTAACGCGATCCAAAGAGATCAGATCAACAATGCTCATAGATACGAAATAGAACAAGATAGATTAAATCACACAATAGAAACAGCTACAGAAGTTACAGAAGATCTAAACGACGCAGAAGAAGAATTAGTTGCATTAAGAAACGAAAAAGGTTTAAGCGCATTAAACAAAGTGCTTAAAGCATATCAAAAGATCGAAGATATAAAACAAAACATCATAGATCTAGAAACAGAAGAACAAGATAGATTAGATAGTTTAGAAGACGCCCAAACTGATCAAGAAAAAGCAATTAAAGCAGTTGAGTTAGCTGAACAGGAATTAAATAGACAAAAAGAACTAAGTAAACAAGTTACATTAGAAGAAGAAATCGCGATCCTAAGACAAGCTGACGCGGTACAAAGATTATCAGATATAGAAGAAAGATCTACGCTACAGAATAAAGAACTAGAACTAGCTAAAAGAAGACTAGAAGAAATAACATTAGCTAGCACTTCAGCTACTAGAGAAGAAGAGCAAGCAGAACAAGATCTGATCAGAGCGCAGGAAGATGTCGAAAGAGCTACAAAAGCAGTTGAAAAAGCTACTGATGATTATAGAACTGCTAAAGAAGAATTAGCTAAAGCAACTGACGACAGTACAGAAAACTTATTAGAAATGGCGATTGCTAAAGCTGAACTAGATAAAGCATTAGCAGACGCAAGCGCTTTAGGAACTTTTGAACAATTAGTAGGACTTATGGCTGACAAAGTTACAGGCGATCTAGATCGTGTTATGAATAAATTTGGCGAAATATTTGCTTTATCAGGAAAACCCGTAGATCTTGGAACTACAGGTGGTACTGTTCCCGCTCAAAAAGCCTTCGATCCTACAGGTGCATTAAAAGACGAAACACCTTTTGTAAGTAGTGGCGGTGTAGGTGGTTTTGCAGGATCTATGTTAGCAACTAGCGGATCAGTAAGTATTAATGTTACAACAGGTGCAGTACTTGGAACTGAACAAGATGTAGAAAATGCTGTTGCTACTGCAATAACAAAAGCACAACAGCGCGGACTTTCGATTGTCTAATGTCAGTAGCTTTTGATAGTAATGTCGATATAACCGTAGAAATCGGATTTGATAGTGATCCTTTTGATGAAAGTCAATCCTTTACAGATGTAAGTCAATATGTAAGACAGTTTACAACTAACAGGGGAAGAGTAAATGAACTAGGTCAGTTTGGTGCAGGATCAGCACAAATATTGCTTTCAAATACAGATAATAGGTTTAATCCTAGTCAGACTACTTATTATTATGACAGCGCTAATTCTAGATCTAAAATACAGCCACTTAAAAGAGTTAGGATCAGCGCTACTTATAGTTCAAGTACTTATGTTTTATTTGAAGGATTTTTAGATACAATTCCTGTAGTTTTTACTGCACAGGGACAGGATAGCGTCGTAACTTTTAGAGCAACTGACGCATTTAAAATCTTTCAATCAGGTGTTTTAGACAGTAGATCTTGGCGTATCGGTCGTGGTGGATTTAGTGAATTAGGACAATCAACTAGATTAGGTTATGAAGATCTTACAGAATTATCTTCTGATCGTGTTACTAGGATCCTAAATGCAGTAGGTTTTCCTAGTAATAGAAGAGATGTTTTAACAGGTACGGTCAATGTTCAATCACAACAGTTATCAGATAATATTCTTTCAGCTTTACGAGAAGTAGAAGTAGCAGAAAACGCACAATTCTTTATTAGTGCAGACGGAAAAGCTACTTTTAGAAATCGTGATTATAGGTTATCTAATACTAAAGCTGTAAATGTTCAGGGTACTTTTAGTAATACGGGTACTGATCTTCCCTATACTGATGTCAGTTTATCTCTTGATGATAATGAGATAATCAATGTTTATGAGTGGACAAGAGAAAACGGATCAACGCAATATATTTCAGACGCTGATAGCGTTCTTAGATTTACAGCTAAAGGATCTACAAAAAGTACGATCAATGTTTCTGATAGTGATGTTTTATCGATCATAGAACAGAAAATAGCAGAAACTTCACTTCCAATAGTTAGAGTTGATAAATTAACAGTAAATCCTAGAGATAACACGGGTTTATGGACACAGGTTTTAGATCGTGAGTTCGGGGATCGTATAAAAGTTAAGATCCAAGATCCTAGCGGTACAACAATAGAAGACGAATTATTGATCGAAAGCATACAGCATACCGTAAATGGATCGTCGCAATCTTGGTCTTGGTCTGCTACTCTTAGTCCTGCGGGATCTTCGGCTTGGATATTAGGAACAGCTAAACTTGGCGAAGGTACTCGTTTCGCTTATAGTTAGAGTTATAGAAAGGTTTATATAATATGGCGGGTGCAGGTTGGAAAAGTTATAGCACAGGCGATTTAATTAGTGCTACAGAGTTTCAAACATTTATACAAGATCAAGTTATTCAGGTTTACGCAGACGCAACAGCTAGAGATAGTGCATTAGGAACTAATGACGCAGAAGGTATGTTTTGTTTTCTAAAAGACAGTAACACACTTCAATTTTACAATGGATCTGCTTGGGCTAGTTTTATAGGCGAAGGCGATATTACAGGTGTAACTATTACAACAGCAGGCACTTCAGGACTTTCGGGCGGAACTAGTGCTACAAGTGGCGCTTTCAGTTCAACTTTAGCTATTGCCCCTAATTCAGCGACTTCAGCTACAGTAGCTAGCGCAGATATTGTCCTGATCGGCGACGCTGATGATAGTAATAGTTTAAAGAAAACAACTGCGGGGGATATAGCTAACCTAGCAGGTGGCGTAAGTTTAGGATTAGTATTAGCTTTAAGCTAGGAAAGGAATAGAATATGGCGGACACTTTACACAGCGTACAGGGCGTATTAGGAACTTCAGCAGGCGATATTGTTGACGCAGTTCCTAGCTCTACAACTGAAACAGTAATTGGTATTTTAGTTTCTAATGTTAATTCAAGTAGTGCAGATGTAACTATTGATCTATCAGTAACTAAATCAGGCGGAACACTAAGACACATTTTAAATAATGTATCACTTCCGTTCGGCACAACCATAGAAATACCAACCAAGATCACATTAGAAACAGGCGATAAGTTGCAGGGTTTATGCTCTTCAGCGTCTAGCGCCGAATACAATGTATCATTTCTAAGACAAACTTAATAGGATCAACTTATGTCCTATATAGGTACGCAACCAAATGATGTAAAAAAGAATACAGGTTTATATACACCTAGCGATATATTACAACTAACTAAAGACGGTAGTTGGGGTGGTAGCTTAGAATTTATAACATCTACAACAGTTTCATCTATGACAAGTGCAATAGATTTTACTGAAGTTTTTACTGATAGATATGATGTTTATTATTTAGAAACAAAAAATGTACAATCAGATCAAGTAGGATACACAACAGGTATTCAGTTTTACGAAAGTGGGGTTTTGGAAAGTTCAGGGGTGTATAATTATGGGCTACAAAGTGGAAGGGCAAGTGGTAGTTTTGGTAATGGTCAGACTACTACTTCTGCTTGGATACATGTTGGCGCAGATACAGACAGCACAACTGCTAATTCAAGCAATTCATACTGTTACATTTATTGCCCAACAAATTCATCAAAATATACTTATGTTACATTTATAGGAACAGGACAATTTGGAACTACTTATGCTATGAGATTTGGCGGTGGGGTTTTACCACAAGCTAGCGCAGTTGACGGCTTTAGGTTAAGAAGTACTTTTTCAACAGGTCAAATATTAGGGGAATTTAAATTATTTGGGGTTAATCAAAAATGAGTGTTTTGAGATTAGTAAATGAAACTGAAGTTACTTCAACAATAAATACTTTAAATATAACAGATGTATTTACAGATGATTTTGATATATATGTTATAGAGGCAACAGACATAGCTATGACTTCTAGTAGTGGGGATTATTTATTTGGTAGAGTAATTAACAGTAGTGGTAGTGAAATAACTTCTAACTATGATTATGCAAGTTTATATATTCCAAGTAGTTCTAGTGTTGCAGAGGAAAGATTAACAAGCAGGACAGAGTGGGAAAGTATTAGTTTTATTGGTACAGGTACAAATGATACAGGGGAAATGACTATGTATATATTCAATCCAACAAATTCATCATCTTATACTTTTTATATTTCACAGACTATGTCTTACAGAACATCAACACCTCAATCATATACTTGGAAAAGTATTGGTGTGCAAAAAAGTACTACAAGTATTACAGGTATTCAATTTTCTGCAAAAACAGGAAATATGGATAGTGGAAAATTTAGAACTTACGGATTGAGAGTTGATAGCTAATGAGTTTAGTACAAGTAGCAACAGAAACAATATCTAGTGCAACTGCAAGTGTTACTTTGACAGGCATAAATACTGATGATGTTTATATGTGTGCAGTAAATAATTTAAGAGTTGAAACAGATATAAAACAATGGGGATTAAGAATTACAAAAAGTGGTAGTGCTGATGTAACTGCTAACTATGATTTTGGTACTAAAAATTTAAAAGCAAACACTTCTTTCGCAAATAATGCACAGGTAAATCTTACTTTTTATAGTTCACAATTTTTAGGTACAGGAACAGGTGAAGGTGCAAATTTTATACTTTATTGTTATAACTTTAATTCAAGTTCAGAATATAGTTTTATGACATTAGAGGAAGTTGTTGTGGATTATGCTACTAACAATATAGGAAGTCAAGGTGGTATAGTTCATACAGTTGCAAGTGCAAGTGACGGATTACATTTTTTTGAGGGTACAGGTACAAATCTGCTTAGTGGTACATTTACATTGTATAAGGTGGTGTAATTATGAGTAATGAATTTGGATATATACCAGAAAGCCCAGAACAAAGTTTTGGAAATAATAAAGGTATCTTTACACCTACTGATATTTATGATCTAACAAGAGCAGATAAATATACTAACTATGGACAATTAGAATTAATTGAAACTCAAATTGTTAGTAATGTTGCAAGTGTTGATTTTACAAACTTAGGAACTTACAATGTTCATTTTATGACTTTTAATGATATCCACTCTGCAAATAATAATGTTTTAACAAATGTTAGATTTTTTGAAAGTGGTGTAGAAGAAACTGCAAGTGTTTATCAATATGCTTATCAATATGGAAATGTTGCAGGAAGTTTTGGGGAAAGTAGAAGTACAAGTAACACTAGAATTTATACTTTAATGAATTTAGGTAATGCTACTAATGAAACTGCAAATGGTTATACATATTTTTATAATTTAACAGACAGTACAAAATACAGTTTTTTAACTTTTCACTCAATGACAATGAATGCTACACCTAATGGAAATATGAATTTTGGAGCAGGTATGTTACCACAAAAAAGTCAAGTTACAGGAATTAAAATTTTAATGCAAAGTGGGAATATTACAAGTGGCTCTATATCTCTATACGGCATAAAGGAATATTCATAATGGCTACTAATTTAGAATTTATAAAATCTCAAACTTTAGATAGTGCAAACTCATTTAATATTACTGATATATTTAGCGATAAATATGATGTTTATAAAATAACAATCACAGGTTTACAACACAGTAGCAACAGACAAGTTATAAACACAAGAGTTATTAATTCAGGTGGTGTAGTTTCAACATCTAATTATGAATATGCAGGTGTAATAATGAGGTCAGATACTACATTTCAAGAAAAGAAAAATACTAGTGATACATCTTGGGTAGAAACATTAGGAGAGGGTATTGGTAATGGTGGTAGTGGAAGTGTTATGTATGTTATAAATCCTTATGACAGTTCAAAGTACACTTTTATGCTCAATCAATATGCAACTTACTATGACATAACAGGACCACTAAGAAGTTTAAAATATTGTGGTGTTTATAAAGTTGCTGAACAAATAACAGGTTTAAATATTTTTGATAATGGAAATATTCAACTTTTTGACGGAAAACTAACAGTATATGGAGTTAAATGAATTATGAGTGGTAGCTTAATAAAAATACAAGAAGAAATAGTTACATCAGCAGTAGCAAGTGTAACTTTAACAGGTATTGATAGCACTTATGATGTGTATATGGTTAGGTTAAGTGATGTGCAGGGCGATACAGATACACAAAGTTTAAAGGTTAGAGTAACTGCTAGTGGAACTGCACAATCAACTTCTAATTACGATTATGCTAAAAAAACATTAAGGTCTAATAATCCTTTTAATGATAATAGTGCTACTAATCAAACTGAAGTTTTTGTAAATACACAATTAGCTATGGGAACAGATACAGAGGAAACATTACAGGGTGTTCAATATTTGTTTAACTTCAATAATTCAAGTGAATATAGTTTCGCTACTGATGAAATTGTTTTTAGTAGTTATTTTGGTGGTGTCTTACTAGGTGGACAGGGTGGTTGGGTTTATACAGTAGCAGAAACTCATAATGGAGTAAATTATTTTATGTCTAGTGGAAACATAGCTAGTGGAACATTTACATTATATGGTTTAAAGAAGTAAGTATAAGAAATATATAGTAAGATAGGAAGGAATAAGTATGGCTACATTAGAAGAACTAACAGCACAAGCGCAGACAGAGATCGACGCTATGAAAACCGCTAACGGTGGCGACGGTATGTGGGCGCAAGTTAATAACGAGCGAAGAGAGTTCACTGAAAGTGAATACGATCAGGCTGTTATAGATAAGGCTAATAGTGATTATGATCAGCAAGAAAATGGCTATAAAATAGCTAGACAAGCAGAGTACGGATCAATCGGCGATCAATTAGACATGATCTATTGGGATCAGAAGAACGATACTACTACTTTTAAAGATCATATAGATCAAGTCAAAGCAGATAATCCAAAACCTGAATAGTGAAACTACAACTAATTAGAACTCAATTTGGAAAAGACGCTGTCAATGGTATGTTATTTGTGGACGGTGTATTCGAGTGCTATGTATTAGAAGACGAATATAGAGATATTAAAATAGCAGGCGAAACATGTATTCCTGAAGGTACTTATCCTATTGAATATCGTAATGAAGGTGGCTTTTTCAATCGTTATACAAAGAAATATCCTACGATCCATAAGGGACGCGGTATGCTCGAAATAAAACAGATCCCGAACTTTAAATGGGTGCTTTTTCACTTAGGGAATACTGACGAAAATACGGCAGGTTGCGTTCTAGTGGGATCTACTCAACAGGATCTAGATGTTTCTAAAGACGGATTTATAGGAAATAGTAAGCTAGCATATACAAACTTTTATCCAAAAGTCGCAGACGCTTTAGATCGTGGCGAAAAAGTTACATTAGAGATCACTAAAATAAACTTAGGATCAGAAGTAACTAACGCTAGTCCACCTGATATGATCCACCCAAACAATATAAAAGACGATTTATCAGAGATTAAAGGATTGATCAGGATCCTTAATGCTAAACTAGAAGGAAAGAACATAACCTAGAAAGGTTAAATACTATGGGTATCAACTGCCCAAGATGTAATATATCTTTAGTTTATGTTAAAGGTGCTTGGAAGTGTCTTAATAAAAAGTGTATTCACTTCAATAAAAGGCAATTCGGAAAGGTAGAAGAAGAATAATGGCTAAGAAAAATTGGAAAGCATATTGGAAATTTATGATCGTAAAGGCTTTACGAACAGGATTACAATCTGCAATAGGTGTTTATTTGTCAGCACAGACAGGAATTATTGACGCGGATCTATTACAAGTGTTAATGGTGTCCTTCGCTACATCAACATTGACAGTTCTTCAGCATGCGTTAGAGCAGTATAAGCCTGCAACAACTTTCGACGCATAATTCTTTAAAAAGAATTTGAGTGATCTATCGGTTTAATACACTTGTTAGATTACTTCTTGTCGTATTTTTAGTAATTCCTGTACCCGTTTTACTTGCTGAAGAAGTAACAACAACAGAAAATTTTAATAATCATCAAATAAATCAGGATATAGATGTCCTTTATGGATCTTCTGATACTGCTGTAACTGCGATCAATAGTGGATCTTGTGCAGATACACAGAATACAGGGGGGATCTATATAGAAGATCTTGATTGTTTTGGATCTAATTACTTTGGATCTGATCGTTATCAGCTAGGAATTAGATCAAGTACAGACGATCTTACGATCGCTTTTCCTAGTTCTGATCAGAAACAAATAACAGAAGTAGGCTTTGTTTATGGTGCTAGGGAAACTTCAGGATCAGGCACGGTCTATTATGATAATGGATCTTCAGCTACTTTTACTATGACTACTAATGTCGTAGATAGTAACTATGTACAAAACACATTAACTCTAACTGTTCAAGATACTTATATAACAGAAATTGTTATAGACGGTGCAAGTGATACTAACGGGGATTGGTACTTAATAGATAATATTTATTATACTTATGATAATGGAACGACTACTACAACTACTTCAACAACTACTTCATCGACTACAAGTAGTACTACTAGCAGTACTACAAGTACATCTAGTACGACAACAACAACTAGCACCACGACAACGACTACTTTACCGCCTGAAACTACGACTACTACATCTACGACGACGACTACGAGTACAACTACTACATCTACGACTACTACGACGATCCCGCCAACTACGACTACATCGACGACTACTACTACTATTCCGCCGACAACTACGACGACTACGATAGCCCCGCCACCCCCACCACCACCACCACCGCCCGAGCCTGAAAAAGTTACTGTTATGATCGGCGATGAAGAAGTTGAATATACTGAAGAACAAATAGAGCAGGGCGACGCGCAAAGAGATCAAGAAAGAAAGAAAAACGAAGAAGAGTACGGCTGTTATATGACAGACGCACAAATAGAAAGGGGCGATTGTTTTGAGATCATAGAAGAAGAATTAGAAGACATTGAGATCATAGAAGAAGAGATCATAGAAGAAGAAATTATAGAAGAAGAGATCATAATAATTGAAGATCTTACTGATGAAGAGATCGAAGAAATAGATCTTAAAGCTGAAGAAGATCTAAAAGATCTAGAAATAATAGAAGAAGAGATCATAGAAGTTGAGTTTGATCCTGAATTAGATCTATCTGATGAAGAAAAAGAAGAGATTATTAAAGTAATTGAAGAGTTAAATGAATTAGATTTAGAAGAATTTGTAATAGAAGAAGACGAATTTAATGAAATTGTGATCATAATTGAGCCTGAAGAAGAAGAGATCATAGAAATAGAAGAAGAAATTATAGAAATCGAAGAAGAGATCGAAGAAAAAATTATTGAATTAGAAGAAGAAATAGAAGAGATAGAAGAAGAAATATTACAAGAGATCCTTCCTGAAGAAATCACAAAAGAAGAATTTGAAGAAATAAAAGAAAAAGAAATAGAAGATTTAACAGAAGAAGAAGTAGAACTTGTAGTAGCTGTAGTTGAAGAAGTAATTCAAGAGATTATTGATCTAGAAGAAGTAGTAGAAGTACTTGATCAAGAACAATTAGAAGATCTATCAGAAGAAGAATTAGAAGAATATGAAGAAGAATTAGAAGAACAGATCGAAGAATTTGTAGAAACTCTTGATCAAGAAGAGCAGATCGAAGTCTTAGAACAGGTTTCAACTGTAGAAGTACAATCTTTAGCAGTTGCAGATAAACAAACACAGAAAGTAGTCCAAGCTGTAGTAAATAAAGTTACCGAAGTTAAAACTGTTGAAACATTATCTACAGAAGAAAAAGAAGTTGTAGCTGAAGTATTAGGCGTACAGGGTGCAGAAGATCTAGAGATCCTAGCAGAGAGCGCCGAAAAAGACGAGAATATAAGTAAAGCTGTTGAAGAATATGTAGAGAGAGCAACTTCAGAAGATAATAAAGATGTAGAGAATTTTACCGTTGCTGATGTTGTCGTAGAAATTCAAGTAGAAGAGTTTATAGCAGATCCGATCGGTGCTATTATTGATGTAGATTTATCTGAAATAAACATTAGAGAAATCGGATCGGACATGACGGAAGATCAGAAGGCTAAAGCTAGGGAAACTACGATCCCTGTTATTATTGCTAGTCAGATCATTAGTGCAAGTGCGATCCCTTTTAGAAGGAATTTTTAATGAAGTTTAATTTACCTAAATTAAACGCACCTAAGTTACCTAAGATAAAGGTACCTAAAATAAATATAATAAAAGTTTTTAAATGGCTTGGATCTTGGTTGAAAAAAATAACTAGGGAACTTGTGATCCAAACATTTACGATCTTAGGATTTTTTATTGCTTGGTTTAGCATGACAGGAAGTTCTAGATCAATAATTGGACTAGCCATACTAGGATCATTAGTCGTATGGTTGCTAACAATAAATTTTAGAAAGTGAGAATAACAATGGAAAATTTTTTTATGGGTGTTGTATCTATTTATTTTATTTTTAAGATAATGCTTTTTATGATCTTTAAAATTGATAAGATAGAAAGAAACATCGCTAAATTTAAAGAGTGGGATTGGATCGATAAAGATGACATCTTGTAAAACTTATGTAAACGAAAACGGTACATATATTACTTTATGTAACTGTAAGCATGGATATTTTAGTCATGTCGGATAACGGATATACACAAAAAGAGATGATCAATAAAGTGATGAAAGATATAGAAAAGCTATTTGAAAAGTTAGATCAGATCCAAAAGGATCTAGCTACACGCCCAACAAGACAAGAGATCTACGGTTGGATCATAGCGGGTATATCTATTGCAACTTTGATAACAGTTTTAATGTAACAATCTCGTAATAATATCTTATATAAATACTAGGATCTACGCACCTTTCTATTAAACTACGATTAAACAACAGAAGGGCTAGCGTGTCTAAATCTTTTGACGAATTTATTAAAGAAAATCCTAGTAGCTTGATACATCAATCTAATACTAAATACTATCTAAAAAGCGAAAAAACTTTTAAAGAGTGGAATAAAGCATTAGAACATTATGACAATGGCTACAGAAGACAAGCCATAATAGATTGGTTAACTGCTGAAGACGGTTGCGGGTGGACTATATCAAGAAACTCTATTGAAAGGTATTTTACGCAGTATGACAAAGAAAAAAACAAAAAAGACGATTGATCAGTTTCAGGAAGAACATGTAGAGAAACTAGAAAGAGAAAATAAAGAACTAAAAGCAACTAACAGAAGAGTTTTAAAGTCCTTAGAGAACGCTAAACACAAGAAACAGGATCTAGTTAACGCTGTTTATCAAGCTGTCAAAGACAATTTAAGCCTAATAGAGATCCCTAAAGTTAAAGTTCCGCCTAGAGATCGTAGAAAAGGACAGGAAGAAGTAGCAATAGCCTTACTTTCTGACATACAATTAGCCAAAGTTACACCTGATTACAATACAGAAATAGCAGAAGAAAGAGTATTAAGGTACGCAGATAAGATCATAAACATCGCTAGGATCAAGCGTAAGTCTTTTCCTGTAAAGAAAGTAGCTGTTTTAGTGCTAGGCGACATTGTAGAAGGCGAGTTGATTTTCGCAGGTCAAGAACACTTGATCGATAGTTCTTTATATAGACAAGTAACAATCGACGCACCAAGAATTATGATCGGTTTTTTAGATAAGTTACTAGCAGAGTTTGAAGAAGTAGATTGTCATTTAGTTATAGGTAATCATGGTGCTTTGGGTGGTAAATCTAGAAGATCTTATAACCCTGAAACTAACGCTGATCGCATGCTTTATAAGATCTTAGAGCTTGCTTATAAGGATCAGAAAAGAATAACCTTCAATAGTCCTGACGGGGAAGGCGAAAGAAATTGGTACACCGTAGCTGAACTAGGCGAAAAACTACGCTTTTTCTTATTTCATGGGGATCAGATCAGGGGTTTTGGTGGGATCGCTTGGTATGGTTATAATAAAAAGATTTTAGGTTGGAAGGCTTTGGCGTCTAACGGACTTATGGAAGACTTTGATTATGCTGTTTGTGGACACTATCACACGCCTACAACGATGTATATTAACGACACTAGGGTATGGGTTAACGGATCTACAGAGAGTTATAACACTTTTGCACAAGAACAATTAGCAAGCATGGGGCGTCCATGTCAGTTCTTATTGTTTGGAAAAGACGGATCAGGCGTAACTTCTGAATATTTAATAAATTTGGAAAAATAAATAAATCTTAGATTATAATTATTATATGGCGAAAACATTTTTTGGCTTAGAAAACGACGGGATCAAGACAAAGATCATATATAATGACGATCAGGGAAATTGGATCACAGAAGATCTAAAGGTCGGAATTACTAGGATAAATGATCTAGATCCTGCATTAGCTAGCAAGTAGAACAGTTTGATTGCTGAAGTTCTTATAGCTTGTGCGTTAGCGTCCCCAATAACACCTGACAGCTTGAATTTCTATTGGGATTGCAGAAAACATAATGAAATGATCTATCACATGGAAGATTATGTAGATCTATTCCATGAATACTTTGAAGATCCTGAAGATCTAGGGAAGATCCTGCGGATCGCTTTTTGTGAAAGTAGCGGAAAACCTACAGCATATAACGAAAACAAAGACGGATCCAACGATCTAGGGATCCTACAATTTAACAATCGTACTTGGTGGGATTGGTTAGCACCAAAACTAAAGATCACAAGCGAGAGAACTGATGTTAGAGTGTCTGTCGCTGTTGCAAGTTGGCTGATCAAAAACGATACTGTAAATAGATACGGACATGGTTGGTATCATTGGTACCCTTCTAGATCCTGTTGGGATCTTAAAAACTTATAAATAATTACTTTAAATAACTTGTAACCTTTTTAATCTTAGGTTAATCTAATAGGTATGAAAGGAAACGAAATGAAATGTTTAAGATCTATAAAAGGTATAGCCTGTACAGGTAAATTAGAAAAATTTGTAAATCAATACTATTCGTATGAAACTTATGAATTTTTTTCTAAGAAATATTACAGGTGCGTTACCTGTAGAAGATTACCTTTAAAATCTCAACAAGACTTATACGGTCTTAATCATAAAGGGGAAATATTATGAAAGAATTGATCCCAAGTACAAAACGAATTGGACACTTGTTAGGTAAAGGGATCATAAAAGAAATAACCCCGCGATTAGCGGGGTTATTCTCGTACATAAACAGGGAATATAAAGCAGATCAATTAGCTTTATATGATCTTATTATAAAAGGTATTTAATTAAAGATGAATAGAAATAAAATTATTAAGGATATAGCAGATTTATCAAATGATGATCCTAAAGATATTTCTATAAGTCTTTATGGTAATTGGATCGAAGATCACAAAGAATATAGAATAATTTTTGGTCGATTACCAAATAGAAAAAAATATACAAAACCAACTTTTGTAACAGAAATAGATCATGAAACTAATAAAGTTTGTGATCATGATCTTTGTTACAACTTTTATTCTTATCCACTTTTATTAGTAAGTGGATCTGATGACGGACTTCCCAACCTAAAAAGTTTAAAAGTCTGCTGTATTGATTGCGGAATAGAATACTTTAATAATTATTGGAAGTAGTTGTCATAAAATTAATCTACGATTAAGCTAAGTAAAAAGAAAGGAAACGAAATGATCATACAAGTAAGACAAGAAGGGAAAGAAGTTATCAGATTTCTTTTCGGTGTCTATGAATACGAAAACAATTACAGAGAAGGGATCAAGACTTTTGATCCTGCTGATGATCTAGAGTTAAGGTGTATCGGTATGGCTGATCTAAATTGTTTCGGTTATAAAAACCCAATGGAAGTTTTTGATAAGTGGCGCCTAAAGTTCCAAAGAGAAGAAGGAAAGAAACAGGGCGTCCCGCAGATAGTAAGGATCATGAATAAATCTGAATTTGATGACGAGTATGTTCATGAGATCATGAGCGAAGAAGATTGCTAGATTGCTTATCGGGGGGTAGTTTCCTTTCAGAAACGCACCTAAACAGCCCCCCTTTAAGCATTAGAAAGGTATAAGATGAAAATAGATCCAATAAGTATTGCAGAGATCGCGGATCTAGCGGGCTTAGATCGTAAGAAGGTCGCTAGTTTAAAATATTGGGGGAAGTTACCTGATCCCGATAAAGTGATCAAAGCATGTCCCTTATGGGATAAAGATAAGATCGTAACTTTCTTAAACGAAGAAGGTTTTAAAGATCGCAGAAGAAAGGAAATATAAACAATGGGAAAAAGATCAGATCAAATAAAGCTAAGTAAGGCTTGGAATAAAGCAGTTGTAAAGAAACTGCCTGTATCTTATAAGAAAGACGGGATCGATTATGTTGATCACACGCAAGTTACTCAACGACTAATCGCGCTGATCCCTGATGTTCAGTTAAAAGCAGGATCATTTATTTATGATGATTACGAAGATCTAGAAGGAAGAAGACGCAAGATCCTTACAGGTGTTGAATACACAGTAGAAGGAACTATTGACGGTCATTTCAGATCTGTAACTGAAGTAGGTATGTGCGATAAGCCTTTTGAAGTAGAAGGGCGTAAACCTGCTAACAATGGGGAAAGAGCCAAAGAGTGTATCTCGGACGCTGTAAAGCGCTGTGGTATGCGCTTAGGGATAGGAATAGAGCTTTATGACAGTTCTGCTTGGCTATCTAGTTATTTAGAAGACGATAAACTGATCGCCAATAAAACTAAACCAAAGCCAAAACCTAAGCCAAAAGATCCTGTTGTCGAAAAAGTAAAAGTAGATCTAGAAAAAATTATTGATCAAAAGGATATGGATAAAGCTGTCAAGATTTTAGAAGACGGCGTAAGTTCTAACAAGTAGTATAGTTCTAACTAAGAAAGGGGAACTATGCAGATAGTTAGTGAATTTTATTTTAGTATCATACCTGAGTGGTTGATCAGTTCTAATGTTTCAGACA